GGTCTCGCGGATCTCGTACATAAACTCAAGGATAATGAATTTAAATACGTGGAGCATGTAATGATGAATGAAGATGATATATTAAGACACCCAGCCGTCGCTGAAATTCTTAAGATTTATTGAAAGACGTGAGTACATCATGACGTAGTTTTTTGATTTTTTGTTTTAGATCAATTGTTTTATGCGACAGTTCTATTTTTTGCTCATAATACATATCGAGCCAAGCTGTTATATTTTTTAATACCGGTTTTGTTCGTATATACCATTCACTTATGGATAAACCAATAGCGTCACATGCATCATATCCTTTTAGAATTCTGTCATTGCCACACTGTTCTAAAAGTGGTTTCAGCTCGTATAAATCAGTTATAATTTCGTCGAGATCGCGTCTATTATCTTCGATAGTATGTATCTCTTCTTCGAGCATTAATAATACCAAACATTATCTTATTGGGACATATCCGATTCGACCATTTCCCTGACTAAATCATCAAAGTTTGTTTTTCGTGGATTCCAATTCAGCTGACTAATAGCCTTCGATGGATCACCCACGAGCTGATCAACCTCTGCTGGTCTAAAGAATGATTTATCCACGCGTATCAAAACCTTATCCGTTTTCTTATCCACACCGACTTCACTTAAACCACTTCCTCTGAACTCAAGATCGATATCGGCACATTTAAATGCATGTGTAGTAAAAGCTCTTACGGTGATCGTTTCACCCGTAGCAATTACATAATCTTCTGGTTCATCCTGCTGAAGCATTTTCCACATACATTCCACATAATCACGTGCATGACCCCAATCTCTCTTCGCATCGAGGTTACCCAAATACAAACAATCCTGTTTACCCTTCTTTATATTTGCCAATCCCATGGTTATTTTTCTGGTTACGAAATTTTCACCTCGTCGAGGAGATTCATGATTGAATAAAATGCCATTACACGCGTACATACCATATGATTCTCTGTAATTCACAATAGCCCAGTACCCCATGAGCTTAGCAACTCCGTATGGTGATCTGGGATAAAACGGTGTTTGTTCTGTCTGTGGTATTTCCTGAACTTTACCGTAGAGCTCCGACGTAGAGGCTTGGTACACGCGACACGTCCTTGTCTGGCCGGTGAGTCTTACGGCTTCAAGTACATTTATTGTACCCATACCGTCTACCTCAGCTGTATAGAGTGGAACTTTAAAAGAGACGGCAACGTGTGACTGTGCCGCGAGATTATACAATTCAGTTGGCCGAGCCTCTTTTACGATCTCCATCAAAGATGAAAGATCACACATGTCTCCATAATGAACGACAAATTTACCAGAGTCCTTGTATTTAGATGAAATGATATGATCTATACGCTGTGTATTATGACACGAAGAGCGTCGTTTCATGGCATGTACAGTGTACCCCTTTTCGAGTAAAAACTCAATAAGATACGAACCATCTTGGCCATTCGCACCTGTTACCAATGCTACTTTGTCATTGTATTTAGTTCCCGGCGCCCAGGGTGGTGAGAGTGGTGAACAATCGTATATTTTGTATTTTATGGTATCAAAAAGTACATCTATCATATCAGTAGTAATACTTTGGTTATTGCCTATGTATACACCGTTGTCATTTAACAAATTGGCGTTCGGGGTGTTAACGCTATCCTTCCATAAAGATAAGAATGGGTGAATTAGAAGATTTCCACCAACAATTGGCCTAGATTCTACACCCAGATCATTTAATATATCAATGAGTGTATTTTTATGCTCTTTGGTTTTACATACAAGAGGCAACGTAAAACTACTATTAAATTTGTCATAAGATGGAACATGGAACATATCTCTCATACAGGAAAGTCTGTTCATGAAATGATCATAGTTCCTGCGCCTAATGGATATATTTTGATCGAGTCTTTTCAACTGTTCTAATCCAATCACTGCATTAAGTTCAGTGTTTCTAAAGTTATATCCATCCGTAAGAAACAAAAACTTTGGGTTTATACCCGGATACTTAGAAACCACGTCATCGTAGTTTTCGGGTAAAAGATGCTTCGCCATACCATGACTTCTCTTAAGACGCATGAGTTCATAGAGTTCCTTGTTATCCGTGCATACCATACCACCTTCAATCGTTGTCATGTGATGACCATAATAGAAACTGAAAGTAGACCCAGTACCAGTTCCTCGTCTTTTACCAGTGGTGTCTCTCACACCGTGTGATTCACATATATCTTCCAGAAATATTGCATTTGGATATCTCTCTTTTAATTCCTCTACGGGTGCATTTAATCCAAGTAGATGCGTGATAAATACGATTCGTATGTCATCACCGGGTGGTAAGTTATCCATATCGAAACTATAATTATCCAAATTTATGTCACAAAACACAGGTTCAAGGTTGTTTTGGAATACGGGTGATACATTTGTCACCCAGGTACATGCGGGGACGAGAACTTTAGATCCATCGGGGATTTTGTAGTGTTCCTTCACGGCTGAGATGAGAAGTGAATTCGCCGTACTTCCGGACGTCACAAACAAAGAATGATTACATCCGAGCCATGTACTCCATTCATTTTCAAATTCTTCTACCTTTTTACCACATGTATACATGTCATTTGATGATATAAATTCGATAAGTTTGAGCTTATCGGATTCTGTGATAGCATCATCCATTAAACGCCACCACATTTTATGTGGTTGACGTATAAACGCTTTAAGCTAATTCATATTTGAAATACTTTTTACCAATAGATTTTAGATCTCGTAATATTTTCTTATTATTTTCAGTATGATTCAAGGTTTCGGTGTTACTGTCTTTAGCCGCTAAATAGTGTAAAGCGTCATCACCAAATCCATAATTAAGTTGTCGTAACTGACCCAGATTACAATGTTGCGTGAAGCACGTGCGTCTCATTATACCATGTTTTTCAAAGAGGTTTGACAGAAGCATATCATCATTCCAAGAGATGGCATATAATTCTCTAAATTCGGGGAGTATTTTTTCAAGCCATTCAGTTTTCGCAAGACACGAACCATATGATTCTAACACGTCGACTGATTTAGCGTGCTCTCTAGGATACACACCCTTAAAATAGGTCTCAAAGTCAAATCCAGAAAGACCCCAGACACTCTTAGATCCTTCCAATTCAAAACACTTCATAAGATGTAATCCCATATCTTCCCTGTAAAGTGTATCGTCATTTACATACAAAATCATGTCAGCGTCCGTTTTACCAATTGGACCCATGGCTTGTGTACCCGGTCCAAGATCTTCACAATCTCGATTTATGACGGTGTTTTCACCAAATGATTCATGTGGAAACTCACCATCCCAATCTGGAAACCGGTTATATTTTTTGGGTATATTAACCCATACCTCATCACATCCCTTTATTTCCTTTAAATGTTGGACGAGTGGTTTGAGATATTGAAAACGAGTTGGTATACTCGTTATACTCAAAATGACCTTCATTTATATGAAATAAATTCAATTCTATAAGTTCTTATAAAAATCATCTTGTTTTTCTTGTCTTTCTGTACTTTTTATGTGCCAAATTCCAATAGATGGCATTGGATCAAGACGTATCGGGTGTTTTGCTCCAGTCACAACTTCATGTAAATTTTTAGACCATCTAATGGAGGGGTCATTTTTGAAAATACGACCCTGATAATCCGGCCAATTAATAAATCCAACCTCATTCGCATTAAAATTGTATTTTTTTAACCATTCGCGGGTGTATCCGGGGCATAGATTCATACGTGGCACGAGTACCAAGTCACACTCCGTCTTCTCAAATGGCTGTCTAATATTACGTATGAGATCTTCTTGTGGTATCTCGTCGGCGTCTATCATAAATATATAGTCACCCGAACACTTTTCTATATGATAGTTTCTATGCGAAGCAAAATCACCATCAAATAACCTACGGTTTACCGAAATGTCATCCGAAAATAACTCCAATACACGCGTGACTTCTGGAGTTTCTTTACCGGAATCAACCAATACATTTATATCATCGCGTTCATCTTTTGTTCTTTTAAGAAATGTAAGTAGCGAGTGTAACTCGTTATGTTCATTACAGACGCCTATAGCATATGTTATTTGCATTATATATTTACCATATTAAAGCTTTAAATTACTGTGAATATAATGGTCAAAGTCGTTTTACACCATTTAGGTCTGGGTGATCAAATTATGCTTAATGGGATGATCAGACATTTTGCGGAAAATGACACTGTATATACGTTTTGTAAACGATGTCATTTGGAATCGGTTGAGTTTATGTACAGAGACAACAAAAACATACACTTGATCCCACTCGATACTACGAATCCACAAGAGATTTGGTCAAATGTACCAAAAGGTGAAGATGTGCAAGTGATACCACTCGCTACATACGGTATGGATGATAGAACCTGGTCGGTATTCACCAAAATGACAAACTGGGCGCATGGAGTGTATTTACAAGCTAAGGTAAATCCACTTTACATGTACACCAAATTTAGAGTAGACCGGGACAAGTCGATCGAACTCACACCTCCCATGGAACGTATAGACGACGACGCGTGGATAGAAAAAGAATATATATTTGTACACGACGACCCAGAAAGAAACCGATACATAGAAGTAGACACAGATCTATATGTATATAAACCGCATTCTAAGCTTACGGATAAAAAACAAGAATTTTTCAAATGTGATCACCCCAATATATTTGCGTATATTGGTCTAATCGAAAAAGCGAAAGAAGTCCATTGTATGAACAGTTCATACAACTGGATGATTGAACTCATGAAAATTGGTGACAAAACAAAGAATGTCTTTCACACCAATGTGGCCCACTTATATTATACAGCTGACATAGTTAAAACCGTGTTCAGTGATACAATATGGACATTTCAATAACTCTTCTCTTCCACTATATCAGACATAGTTTCTAAATTTACCCGCTTTTTAATTCTAGCTCTCTCATCATTAAGTATGTGAATTTGTTTAGCACACTCAATGAATGATTCGTCATAGATATTTTCTTTAGTGAGTCGTCTTATAGTATCTTCACATCCCCATATTTTTTCGTTTACAAGTTTTAGGTCGGCCTTATGTATTGTATGAAACTCCAATTTTTGTAAAATATAAAGTTCATTTTGTACGTTTGTCAGTCTGGATTCTTCTTTAATCTTATCCATCTTTATCTCTAAAATTGTAATCTTGTCGATGAGTTCACCGTTTGATATATCAACTTTCATTTTATAATTATACTAGTCATTCTTTAATATATTTGTGGATCAAATGCGAAGAGCTGACGCAGCCATGTTCTGCGATCTCAACGCCGCACTCGCCGCTCGGTTCGCCGCCACCACCTTTTTACCCTTGAACATGATAAACAGGCATATAATCAACATCAACAGGTTAAGAGCAGCGGAAAATCCAGCATATCCCATCTTATTCTTCTTGTCATCTGGATCACACTCGTTTATCACGTGTATCAGCATGAAAGCGCCAACCGCACCCATCAAAGAGAATAGCACGTAGAAAGCAGAAAGTTCAGCGGTAAACAATTGAATTGTCAATAGAGTCGTAACAACACCCAACGCCATAGCGAGTGTGTGACTGAAATATCCCTTTATGTTTTGCAATTTCTCAGAATTTTCGGTTTGTGCACATTTATTCAATACATTTACACCAAGAGCGGACACCGATATGTAAAACGCAAGCAGAAGTACGATAGAAATAATCGTCCCGGGTTTCATTTTAAGATCGATTTTCTGTTTTTCTAACTGCTTCACAGTGGACATAACTGGTGCAGACGCTTCAAATCTGTGATAACCTCGTCCCATTGAATCAACGGTGGCACGCCCCATGCTGGATATACCTCTACCCATCGCGGTACCACCTTTTACAAAACTTTTTTTGGCTCGGCCAAACATTTTATAATATACCAAGAGAAATTAATATCATTGTATATCAGAAGGATACATGGTAACTTTCCTGATAATATTTTTAGTCATTCTATCACTTCTTGCTTATGGGTATAAAAAGTTCGGCATGATAAAAGACTCAGAGGAATATTATGTTAGGAAGTTTGACCTGAAGACGTTGAAAAATGTACTCGTTAAAGCGGAGGCGGTTGATGCGGAATTTATAGGACCTGAAAAAACACACGAAGATTTCGACGATAGCGAGGAGTATGCAAAATATAAAATAGACCTAGCAACAACTAAAAATGAACGTGAAGCTATCAAGGCTAAATCTAAACCATATGTCGACAAAATAAAGGTATGGTGTACCAAATATCATGACTCTTTCATGAAGTTCATAAATTCAAAAACAGAGAAAGTTTCGTATTTAGATGGAAGTAAAATCTCACCTAGAAAGTTTTACAACACATATATGCAAGGTGTTTCAAGTGAGGGTAAAATCTTAGTTTTAAAGGTGTGTAGAGGGTAGATGCATGTAGTACAATCAATATACATCATATTAATGCTCCTGTCTTATGTGTTTCAGAAGACAGGAAGATTAACGTTCGAAGAAAAATGTAAAATATTAGAATTTATAGGTATGATAGTCAGGGAAACTGTTTTTCCTCCTCCCGCTCTTTGTAAATCCGATACAGAGTGTATAGACCTATCAACGCACCGACAAGAGAATACATCGAATAATAATTTGAACCCTTCCTGTATTGATACAGTGACCACAAAAGACCAGCTAAAACTCCTACTGTGACGTGTTGTGGGTCAAGGTCAGATAAATCCTTTCTCTTGTACACATCGTTTATTTCGTACATAACCTGATACATACCCAAAGATATGGCGGTCGAAAACAAAAGGGTATCTGTATCCATTACAACTATTAAAGAAATTATTTCTATGATACTAATATAATGACCGCCCCAGAAAACGTCCTCACTGGATATGATGACAAATCGAAAGAAGGCAAACTCGTGATTCAGCGCGTGAAGACACTCGCTAACCGATACAAGAGAACCGGCATCAACAAGGAAAACATCTGTGGTATCGTATCTACACTCATGATGGAAGTCAATAATATTAAGACACTCAGTGGACCAGACAAAAAGGAACTTGTGATTGACCTCATTTATTCAATCATAGAAGAAATCGATGAAGGTGAGGAAGATTCTGAAATTGAGGTTGTTCTCAAAAAGATGGTCCCACCAATGATCGATAGCTTCTCAGTGATGCTAAAGATAACTAAAGGTTGCGGCTGTTTTGGTAAATAGATGAAGTTTCCTTCACTTGAAACAATGGTAATGTACGGTATATACACAGTAAGAGATCTTATTCTGTATTCAGAAAATAAGCTTGTACAAAGGAACATACGAATACTCAACGAGTGTGATACATGTTCGTTTGTATTTGAAGGTCATGTATGTGACAATTGTAACTCTATTAAAAGAGAGCGTCGAATGATAAGTAGATAAAAATGCCGAGCTATCCGGTAGTAAAGACGTACACGACGCGCCATTTTCGCGCTTTTCGAAAGTGATTGTATATGTTGCGCTGAGCGAAAAATGATAAAGGCTCTCAAACACGAATGTCTGAAACGGGGAAACAAGATACACAAATTTCCTACATGGGTAGGACGAAAGTTTGGAACACTTGTTATACATAGGGAAACGAGTTACGGGGATGGAACTTCCCTACCATGTGTTTTGTGTAGAAAGGTGATAGAAAAGCATGGATTGAGATGGAGAGCATATGATGGATCTAAATGGGTTGACAGTTTAAATACTGAAGATATACCAAAATCTGTACCAACTAATAAACAAAGACGTTTGTTAAGTTTTGGGCTTAATAATCAATCCTAAGGCGGTCTCTAGACTATTTTGATTTCTCTTGAGTGGCTTTTCTCGTTTAAGCTTTAATGTTTCATTTTTGCCGGTCGCATTCCTTATTTCATTCATCTTTACATGATTTGAACTTATGGGTATTACCCTATCCTCTAGTGGTTTAGAATTTATATCCATTGGTTTCTCCTTGTCTACTATATTATTGTGTCTAAATTCATCTATGGTGAGGTCACCCCCAAACACATCTAACTGTTCTCTTAATGGCGCCATCGTGATAGATCCAAGTTTATTGTACAATTTCTTGCGCATGATGATTATATTACTACATATAATACCACCTCTCGTAATACCATATTTGTCTATGGCATATCGCTTCATGCAACTCCATGAACAAAATCCACCGCATGTATGAAATTTATTCCTGAGATCGTCATATTTATATGGCAGTTTAAGTATCTCACCTTCAAATGGATGACAGCACCACCAACACCACATATTGTAGCATTACGTGATTGTCTTTAAGTAGAATATTTTTTCTCTTCTAGTTATAAATATGGGTGGTAGTACCAGCAGCGTGAGTCCAGCCACAGAGGCCGCCATAAAACAAGAAATCGACATGACCATAGTTAACACTATGTTGTACGAGTCCGTCACAAATAATGAATCCGTCAACGAAAACACGATGGAAAATGTTCAAAACATGGAACTTAATGTAAAGCGAAATATTGGGTGTAACATAGAAACTGACCAGACCATCAACCCAGGTTTTATGGCATCTACAGATCAGATTGTTGATAGTTTCGCATCTGTGTCTGATGGTATCACACAAAACCTGAGAGACCAGGCTACGTCTGCTATACAAAAACAGGCGGACCTTGGTAATATCTCGGATGCTGATATAACTGATATAGATCAGGTAGTAAATACCAAAATAGAAAACGAAGTCAAAAATGTAATGGAATTTAATAATCTTACCAAAACTGTTAATGAAGCCGTTAATGTACAGGGTCAGGTAATTAACATCGGGGAAACTATATGTACTGGCGGTGAACAGTTGTCGTTCAGACAAAACATCACCGCTGATTTAGCGGCCCAGGCTATCTCCAAGAAGATTATGAAGAAATTCGCGGGAGAGGCTGAAGACATGGCAATGGAAGGTCTTTTCGATGAAGATGATGTCGAAATAATTGAAGACGAGGGAGGAAGTTCTATGTTTTATGGCCTTGTCATAGGAGGTGTAGCGCTCGTGATCTTGGCTGTAATTTTTATTATGATGAAAAAAATGAAACGTAATATACGTAGAATGGGATAAATACTATTTTTGTTCTCTGTGGTGTACTGTGACCACTAAAAACAAAAATACTCTTAATTACAGGGATTCGAGAAGTTCGATAAGAGCTTCGCGTTTATTCGCTTTAGTGAGTGGAATAATTGCAGCAAGCTTTTCTTCATCATCAGATTCTTCTTTAGCCATACCATACACTATGTACGGATTAATGAACTTCTGTGGGCCTGCACTTTTTACATAGACGAGTGCTTTTGAATCACCCTTGAGGTTTTCTCTCATCCTGATTGATCCGAGCCACACAACCAATGCTATAAGCGATACAAACAGGAGCACTGTATTTATATCGGCGTTCTTCATTATAGTATATAAAGAAATAATTTTCTTTAAATCAATGATAGTGAGCATAGACGTAGGTATACGTAACTTAGCTATATGTCGTTTCGATGATTCATGTAATCTGGTTATGAATTGGGATGTGTCGGGTGTTCCACCCGAATCAAAAGATGGATTATTCGTGTCTATGCGAAACCATCTCGATGAAAAGCCGTGGGTATTGGACACAGATACGATTCTCATAGAAAAACAGCCAGACCGCAATAAGAAGATGAAAATGGTAGAAAATTTCTTACATGCGTACTTTGTAATAAAAGCCCCTAAGTCCGAAACTATTATTTATGACGCAAAGTTTAAAATACCGGACGTGTGTGGACCGGGTAAAGCGCAGTACCTTAAACGTAAAAAGGTATCTATTGAACGTTGTGAAGCTTTTTTGAATGATAACCCTATAAATGAACACTGGTTACCAGTATTTAAAGAATCAAAGAAAAAGGATGACCTCGCAGACACGGTGATGCAAGCCATCAGTTTCACGAAGCGTACGGAACCACTCAAGAAGACCGTAAAGAAAAAGGTCATTCCAAGAAAACCAAATCAAAACCAAAAGGAAACAAGATACTCAAAATCAAATTTAGCTTGGATATACCTTAATAAACTAGATTGTGAATGTCTTAAAAAGAATAAACGGTTCATGAAAGATCTCAGAAGATACTATAAGGGTATAGACGATATGAAGAATGATCTAGATGAAAAATATCTTAAATAAAGTAATGCTCAGATATGCAGCTACATTCAAAGAGTTTCCACGAGTGATAGAACTCATACACAAAAGAGGTGAGAAGGTAATAGTCGATTACGCAAAAGAAAATTGTAGATTATCGGAAGCTTATGAAATAGCAGAGACTACGAAGAGACTTATCACTTCCGTTCCAAATGGTTCAATGTGTGCTATAAAACTCACGAGTTTTGGTTCGAGAGAAAGTGAGACAGACGCCAGAGATTATGCACACTCTATCATAAAACACGCCAAGATGAGAGGTGTAAAGATATGTATAGATGCCGAAGACGTATTATATCCGGAAATATGTTATACCATGATGGCTGAACATAACACAAAAGACGATATTCACGTGTATAAAACCTATCAAATGTATCGTAGATTTGCAATTACAGAACTAATGAGTGATATAAAAGATGCACAATTAGATGGGTTTAAATTGGGTGTAAAACTAGTGAGAGGCGCCTATTTAAAAATACAACCCGGTTTGCTCAACACAAAATCGAGT